AGCTGCTGCTGTTCCTAATATTTGTGCTGTATTATCTGATAGGTCGGTTCCGGTTGCAACTGTTATTTTGGATAGTTTACTTGCTGCTTCATTACTATAACCCATTACCTTTGTCATGTTAGTGAAGTCTGTAAGTAGTTCTCCACTAAGCATAGCAGCGGTGCCAAATTCTTTGTTTATAGCTATTAAAGATTCTTGTAGTGCACCTGTTGTGATGTTGATATCCCCACTTAAATTAGCCACTGTATTAAGTTCATTTCTTAAAGATGCTGCTTCAGAGTATGATGTTCCAAATGCTTTAGCTAATTGTCCTGTTTGTGTATCTGCTTTTATAAGAGCACTAACCATTTGTTGAATTGCAAAATCTATTAGATTTGCTGTTGTTAATTGACTTTTTAATGCAATTCCTATGTTTTTATATTTGCTAGTTTGGGCAGATAATTCTGAGTTTTGGGAATCTAATATTTTGTTTTGTCGAATTAATTCTGATTTTCTTTTAACTTCTTCAGGAGTAAGAGTTGATAGTCCAATACTTAATTTTTCAATTTCTTTATTGTTTTCAGAAATAATATTTTTATTTAACTCCATTTGGAGTCTAACATCTTTTGTTTTTTGTATAGCTTCTGTAAGCGATTGGGAAAAATCTCCAAATCCCATTTTAGATAACCCCTTACTAATACCCTCAATACCTGTTCCTACTAAACCTATTTGTTTATTAACTTCTTTTTGAGCTGCTATAGTTTTATCTAAAGCATTATTAAATGCTTCTTGTTCTTGTAAAGCATTTTCAAGTTCTTCTCTATTTTTTTCTTGATTTTTTCCTCCAAGAATACCAATATCTTTGATTCTTTGTAATTCTTCAAACCTTACTCTAGCTTGATTTTTTAGGTTTTGTAATTGTTTTTCGTTTAAAGAAGTTTCTCCTTTTCTATAATCAACAATTTTACTAGCAATATTTGATATCCCATTTAATGCCTTGCGAGCGTCTGATAAGTATGTATTTTGACGTGATAATTCATTTACGCTATCTTTAAAACTTTTAGAAACATAATCTAAGTCATTTCCCATTTCACGAACTTCAGCACGCAAGCCAGAAAGTAAAGATTTAGCTCTTTCTAAGTCGTTTTCATCAAATGGTTTCAATGGTCTTTTTCCAAGCTCAGCACGGAGTTTGTTTATTTCATCATTTAATTTTTTAATGTCATCTAAAGCCATCTATGGGTTTTGTTATAAATATTGAGAAACAAAAGAGCCTCTATTTTTTAGAGGCTTTTGTTGTAGTATATGTAGGTGAGGGTTGAGCATTTTTTAAGAATTCAGGAGATACGACTCTTCCATTTTCAGTTACTTTTTTACCTTTTCCTCCTTGTGCGTTTTTAATGTCTTCATTTTGTTTATCATAATAATCCTTTATTTTATTAAATGTAAAATTACGAAGCCATATTGGCATATTATAAACTGTATGCCAGTCATATCCTCCATTTCCATGAAAAACTATATCATGTATTTGTTGGAATAAATTTATCCTATATTGAAGCGTCAGGCCAAAAAAAGTTTAGGTTAATTGGTATTTCAACGTCCTCCACGCCGTTGTTTGTTTCAACTGCAGCAGTCAAATTAACATCTGGTTGCATTTGTTTGATATGTTTTCTGAATTCTCTAGAGTCCATTGCTAAAAATTCATTATCTACAAATTCTCTAATTGATTTTTTCTCATAATCTCCATTTATTGAAATTATCATGTATTTTAATCTGGTAGATAGTTCAGGTGAAGCGTTTTTGTTTATTTTTTGTAAACCTTTAATTTCAGCTTCTATTGCACTTTCATCTCCATGAGTTAAAAGTTTAAATGTAATTGTATTTCCTGAGTTAGGTAATTTAAATGTAAATTCATTTTTACCCTGATTAAATTCCTTTTCATTGAATGGTTTATTGTCTAACTGAGATAAATTTACTGTTACTTCTTCTCCTCTATATGTAAATGTATAATCTTTACCATATCCTAAAACACGAGCAGCTATTAAAAGAGCATTTTTATCTCCTACAATCAAATCTTTATAGTCTATTTTAGATACTATTAGTGATTGTAAAAGTTTATCTAATACAGTTCCGTTTTGAATATAGGATTGGTTTGTTAAAATATCTTCTTCCTTGGCGGTCATATATTTCATTTCAATTTTTCCACTTGAAAGTGGGTTGTCTTGTGGGTAAACTAGACCTTTTGAAGGTAATTCTACAATTTCTGTTGGGAATTTAAACTTGTTTTCTTCCATAAATTTTTATTTGTTAATAACTGTTTTTGTTTATAAATATTGTAATAAAATAGTTCTTTAACGAGTTAAGAAATATTATTTAGTTTTTGTTAATTTATTTTCGAGTTTATCTAATCTCGAGTCCATTTGACGATATACTTCATCAATCTGAAGGTTAATGCTTTGAGAATGTTCATCTATAATTCGATGTATATGTTCTATATTAGATTGGCAATCTTGAATGTTTTCTTGGTTTTTGTTAATTTTTTTGATTATCATAAACATACCCACTAAGTCTAATATAAAGACCACGGTAAGTACCCCTATAATGAAAGATGTTAATTCCATAATTTTGTAAATTTAGATGTGTGTCAAAGAACTATTTTATTACAATTGATAAGATAAAAAAGAGCTTGACAAATGCCAAATTATTTTAATTCTTTTTTAAGTGTTTCTATGATTTGTTGAGGATTATTTTTTATATCATTTTCCCAAAATCTAAGTAATTTAAAACCATTATCCTTAGCCCATTGATTTTTCTTTTTATCATTAATTATATTTATGTTTTGAGTTTTACATTCAGGTAAAGCATATTTAGTATCTGGATTGCAATGCCAAAAATCTCCGTCTATTTCAACTAAACAATTATACTCTGGGAGGTGGAAATCATATATAAAATGGTTTTCTTTGGTATTAATATAATATGAATGTTGAAATTTTATATTGAGTAATTGAAAAAATAACTCAAATCTTACTTCTAATAAAGATCGTTTTACTTTTCCTGTTTTAATTATTCTTTGTACTGCTGAGTCACTCATTTTATCTTTAGTAAATTGTGAGTGTTTTCTGTCTATTCCAAATCCTTCTGGTTTTGGTTTAGGAACACCTTTAGCGCCTTTAGATATGTTTTTACCTAATTCAGGGTTTTTTCTATTTTCTTTTATAGCATTTAACACATGATCATATTCACCTGATGTAAATTTGGATTTACGTGTCGCTTTAATTTTTTCTACTCTTTTCGGATTTTTAGGATCTCCAAAATAATTTTTATTTACTCGAGTTTGATGACCTCGTTTAAATTTTCCAAAATCTTTTTTTAGAGGATCATAAACTGTTTCTTTTCCACAACCGCATCCACAAGTGGGGTGAATTCCATTGTACTTTTCTTGTATTAATTTTTTACTATTCTTCATAAAATAAAAAAATGTCCGATAATAAATATCGGACATTCTTGTAAAAATATGGAGCGGACGACAGTATTCTCAGAAATTGAGAACACAATAATCCATTCCTACTGTCATGGTAATTGTTTGTGCTTCAGCGTCTGTATCCCAATTGTATCCTTTAAATGTTGCTGATTTAATAAATGCTCCTTTAATTATCCATTCAGAAACTACATCACCTACTGGTCCTAATACATTGAATGTTAAATCTTTTTTATAGAAATCAGAATAACCATCTCTACCTGTTACAGATTCGTGATGCAAACGTACCCATTCCATTACAGCTTGAGCACCTGATGGTGTGATTGGATCAAATAGTGTCATTGTGATGTCACCCCATGATGCTCTACCTTTTACTTTACGGTACACGTTGATGTGGTTCAATTTGATTTCACCTTGTTCTATTGATATATCACTTACTTCTTTTACGATATATGAAGGTATTCCATCCATATACATGATAAACCTATTTGCAACTTTAGGTTCAAAGGCTGTGAAAAATATTTCATTTGGGTTTAATACTGCCATTTTATATGTCTATTTTATTTTATTATAAATATTATGTTTTTAAGCTTTTATCCCGGGAAAGTAGCTCCTGTAGGTAAAATATTAAAGTTCAAGTAAATGAATTCTGCTGTTTTAGTTGGTTGTAAATAAATAGCACCTACTAATTGATTTCTATCGATTACATCTGCTGTATTGTTTGTATCATCCATTACTACTTTAAATGCATATAATCCTTGTCTTTGTTGTACTGAATCCAAATATGGATTTACTTGACTCAAGAATTGATTTCTTGTTGCAGCCGTATTTTGTTCGAATACTAAATTATCTGCTATTTGAGAAATATATGATTTAAGTGAGATCAACAATCTTCTAACATTTACTCTATCTAGAGCTGATGATTTTGTTTGTAATGTTTTTTGTCCATATACTACAACTCCTCTTCCAGGTAATGTTGCTAGTGGATTTATTTTACCAGTATATAGATTATCTTTATCAGTTTGAGTCAATTTTCTTTCTACTTGTCTTACTGTTCCTAATCCACCTCTATTAATACCTGCAGGTGCAAACCATGGCTCACTTACTTTATCTGTGTAAGCATAAACTCCAGGGATAATTGTTGAAGCTGGTACCCAAACAAGTTGTCCTGTATTAGGATCAGTTGTTTGACACCAAGGCCAATATGATGCGGCATATGAGCTATCTTGTGAAGCTGCATTCGCAACAGTAGCTGCTACTGTTGAACCATAAAGACTTGGATCAATTACTGCTATTACATCTCCTCGATTTTCAACATTAGTAATCAATGTGCCTATTGGAGTTGGATAAGAATCAATAGTTAAACCAGGTACTGATATTATATTATATCTAAATTCATTAGGGTTGGATAATAAATTTAGTGCTACTGTGTAACTGTCTCCTACTAGACCTTGGGTATCTGTATTTGTAATTTCATTATACAATTTCATACCATTTTTTACATTATCCCCTGTACCTGAACCGAATGAACCACTTCCTGCTAATGGAATAGAACCGGTAAATTGAGATTTTGGTAGGCCGTTATTATCAAAATAATCAGGAGTTTTTAGATTTACTGATTTTACTCTTACATATCTTGAAGCATTAGGATATGATCCTGTTACTTGTAGATAAACTGACGCTCCTGATCCTTGTACTGTAATTGTTTGATCACCTATTATTCTAGCTATATAATTTGGTGCTTTTGGATCTAAAGATAAGTTTGTAAAGGTTTCTAATATTGAAGGATTTCTACTATTATCGTTTCCTTGTCTAATAACTAATGAAAACACTCCACTAGACGTACTAGGACTAACAATTTGCCATCTATAATTATCTGCTGAACCACTTGCTAATGAACCACTTGTTTCAGTTGAAGTACTATTCATTATAATACCTGGACTTAGAGTTTCTAGTACAAAAGCAGTACCTAGTAAACCTAAAGAAGCAGATACGAATGAAGATGAAGCCGGGGCAAAATCTACAGAAGATGAAACTACTCTTGTCACTAACAATGAAGTACCTCCATTCTGGAAATAATTATAAGCTGAGATAGATGTTAGGAATGTGTAGTTTTCAGATGCACTTGTAAAAGTACTTCCAAAATTTGATAAATATTCACTATAAGTTGTAACTAGTGTAGGTACATTTATTTTACCTTTTACAGTAGGACCTACAAGAGCAGCACCTGCTTGTACAGGTAATGATGTTATTTGGGATTGGTCATT